GGATAAGTATAACCTGACCATAAAACATGCGTTGAAGTACGCGCCTGGCGCGTCGCATCTGACAGAGGTGCCACAACCGCAGACTGTAGTTTTTTCAGACCCGGAGGTGAACGCATATTTTAGCTCTATTTTTAGGCAGATTATGGAACGGTTCAGGTCGCTACTGTCTAAGAACGTGGCTATATATTCGCGAAAGTCGCCGATGGAGATGGAGCAGTTTTTTTCGACGTATCTGCCACAGCGCGGGTCTGCAAGGGCGGGGAATTCCGGGATGTATCACAAAATGAGGGCGCTCGAAATTGATGTGAGCAAATATGATAAGTCGCAACAGTTGCAGCTTATGACTACGCAGTGGTACATCTTCTTGTTGCTCGGGCTCAGAGAGAGCGATTGGAACATCTGGACTTCGACACAGAATGAGAGCCGCGTGAACGGACTGGCGGTGGGAATTTCGTTGTTCCTCTGGATGCAACGACGCACTGGAGCGGCAGATACGTTGCTTGGGAATACGATGAATGTGATGACCGCCACGGCTGCCGTTACGGAGTTGACGCCTGCGGATTTCGATTGCGCAGCGTTTGTTGGGGATGATGGTATAATCGCGTTGCGTCACGAGATAGATGAATCTCATATCGTGTCAGATCTGGCGAACACGTTCAATCTGGCCGCGAAGTTGATTCGTTCGGATTATGCGTATTTCTGTTCGTCGTTTCTCGTCCCGACGGATCTAGGCGTTTTTATGATGCCGGATCCGATTAAGAGAGTGGGGAAGCTGGGTTCGTTTACCTGCGCGGACGAAGCGCAGTTGCAGGAGCGTTGGCAGTCCTACAAAGATATAATGCGATCATATAAAGAAGTGGTCGCAGTTGAAGCTCTGAATGAGGCAGTTATGGCAAGGTATAACTGCAACGAGAGCTTGATTGGCGGCTTGAACGCTTTAGCGTCGCTAGTCGATGATTACGATTCTTTCAAATCCTTGTACAGCGATAGTATGTCGCAAATTCGCTTTTAATTGTTTTATGATTCGTCGAATGCTGTAGACGAATTTCTTTCATACGATCTTGTATGATTAGTAATTAGAGTTTTCCCGAGATGTTCGGTTCTCTTTTACTTTAAAAGAAAAAAAAAA